AGTAAAGCTGGCGTGTCTGTACGATACATCCTCCCATGAGCCAATTGACGTAATGACTCTAAGCGGGAGGAAACGTGGTAGCACTAAAAAAGGTGTCGGACGAGGAACTAATAGCGGCGTTTAAGACCTACGGAAGTCCACAGAAGGTCTCACAGGTTCTAAAGATAGATGTTGGTACGGTCTACCGAAGGCGGGCGGCACTCAAAGACGTATCCCTGCCATCCTTTGCCGCAAGACAACATACAATCGCCAACACATACATCCCAGATAACCGCAGGGTTATATCCCACACCGTAGACAACGGTCACGTCTTTATAGCCTCCGATTGCCATTATTGGCCTGGCGAGGAAACCGTAGCACACAAGGCGTTTGTTTCCCTGCTGACCGAATTTAAGCCTAAGACAATCATCCTAAACGGGGATGTCTTTGACGGGGCTAGAATCAGCCGCCATGCCGCCCTGATGGGAACTAACCCCCCTACCCCTAAGCAAGAGATAGAAGCCTGTCAAGACCGTTTAACCGAGATTGCCAACGCTTCTAAGAACGCTACTAAGTTGTGGACGTACGGTAATCATGACTGTCGTTTGTTCTCGTATATCGCTAGTAATGCGGACGCGCTGATGGAGTTTTCGGACTTATTTGCGTACTTCCCGGGATGGCACACAGGCTGGCGGGTGGACATAAATAACTCTGTAATCGTCAAGCATCGGTGGCACAACGGGCAACACGCGACTTATAACAACGCCTTGAAGTCTGGCAGAAGCATCGTCACAGGACACCTGCACAAACTGATGGTCACGCCTTGGGTTGACTACAATGGGCGCAGATACGGAATAGATACTGGAACCATTGCAGAACCTACTGGCGACCAGTTTGTTTACACAGAAGAAAACCCCGTGAACTGGTGTTCAGGATTCGCGGTGCTGACATTTAAGAATGGTATGTTATTACCTCCTGAACTATGTGAAGTAATAAATGGGGTGGCTTACTTTCGAGGAGAGAAAGTGGGATAAATGAGTGATTTAGTAGCCTCGGCAAAAAGTGCAGCGCAGGGTATAAAAAGCGCGATTGCGGCAGGTAAAGAAATAGAATCAGTAGTCCAAGACATACAGAAACTAGGGGTCGCAGAACTCCAAGCCAAGCAACAATTCCAAAAGAAGCAGCGGGTGGTCAAAGGTGACACCACCATCCTCACGGCTTTCGCAGAGTGGAGAAGACTCAAGGAAGTGAAGGAAGCCGAAGACGACCTATTCCAGCAGCTTGTAGAACGCTACGGAAAGGAAAAGGCAGAGTTCGAGTGGAAGGAAATTCAGTCCATCAAGGAACGTCAAATTAAGGAACTCAAGGATGGGCGCGACGAGATGGGGCGCGACCTAAAGAAACTCCGTGAACTCAAGGTTATGTGCTTCATAGCCTCGCTAATCATAGTCACCACTTACTACATCTTCAAAGGACACCTGTAATGCTATCCCTAATATCCTCCGCTGTCGGATTCCTAGCCTCTGGCTTACCGCAAATCCTAAACTTCTTCCAAGACAAGGCAGATAAAGCCCAAGAGTTGAAGTTAGCCCAGATGCAGACGGAACGCGAGTTAGCCCTTGCAGAACGTGGTTTCCTTGCCCAGCAGAAGGTCGAGGAGATTCGGACAGACCAGATTGCCCTTCAGACCGACGCAGACCGCCAGAGTGCCGCTTTAGACCACGACAAGGCTATCATGGCTCGGGCTTCCAACTGGGTCGTCAACCTGAACGGTATAGTGCGTCCGGCAGTTACCTTTATCTTCGTCTTAGAGTTGGTGCTAATCAACATGGGTCTGACCTACTTCTTGCTAAAAGGCGGTCTTGGAAGCATGGACGTGGAGCAGTTTGTTGCCGCCACGGACGTAATCTTTTCCGAGGACGAGATGGCACTACTGTCTGGGATTATTGCGTTCTGGTTCGGAAGTAGGCAATGGGGTAAGAAGTGAAGGTAAGCAAGGAAGCGATTGAGGGCATCAAGAAAGACGAAGGGGTAAGGACAAAACCTTACCGTTGCCCCGCCTTGCTTTGGACGGTGGGTGTAGGGCACGTCATAGACCCCAACCATATCAGGGTGAAGCTCGATGAACGCAAAAATATACCCCTTCCCCCAGAGTGGGACAGAGTTCTCAGCATGGCAGAAGTCGATGCTATCTTGGCTAACGACTTGGCTACGTTTGAACGAGGAGTTCTGCGCCTCTGTCCAAGTGGACTTACTCAAGGCCGCTTTGACGCTCTGGTTTCCTTCTCCTTCAACGTCGGGCTTGGCAACCTCCAAAGGTCAACCATCCGCATGAAGCACAACCGTGGTGACTTTGAGGGTGCTGCGGAAGGGTTTATGGCGTGGACTAAGGCCGGTGGCAAAGAACTGCCTGGTCTAGTTAAACGCCGGAAGCACGAACGCGCTCTCTATGAATCTGAGTAATCCTCTCCCGTAACTCCTCTGCTACGGTCAAATTGTGCTTGGCCTCAAACTGGTCAAGCCACTTCCTCCTCGCCTCCTTTGTCGGAAGCGTCAAAACATACCTTGCCAGCCCCTCAATCTTCGCCTCATGTTCTGACATCACGATTTGATAGAACTCCTCTGGGGTAGCGGTAAAGGTTCCTCTATTAACCAGCCCTAGCAAATGTTTTATGCAACGCTTTTCTTGCGGTGGTGACGGCTCTGGCTGCGTCAGATTTTCGAATAAATCTCCCAAGATAGTACCTCTTATAGTTGGCCATTATGTGCGCCTCGTAAAACTTTTCCTTCCTCTTGTAGACCCCCTTTATATTGGACTTGGTTTTCTCTCTGCGCTTGGAGTTCCACCTGTTCTCCATCTGCGTGGCTACTCTGAGATTGCTTAACCTATTGTCGGCAAACTTGCAGTTTATGTGGTCAACCTGCTCCGGCCAGTACCCGTAGTGGTACGCCCAGACAATCCTGTGGGCAAAGTAAGGCTTCTTAAATATAGCAATTTTGCGATAACCGCGAGGGGTTATGTGACCTGCAACCCTGTTCGCGTACCTGCGGTTCCACATGACGTAGGCAGAATACTTGGCGAAAGCCTCAATGGGTCGAGGCTTCCACACAAGTCTTCCACGCCTGTAATCAAACAGGGCTTTCAGTTGTTGCTGGCTTAGAATGGGATGTCTTCCTCAAGCGATTCCTGACGCTTCGGCTCTGCCTTTGGTTTCGGCAGTTCCACCTTGAGGCTCATAAACTTCTGCCCAGACTTGCCTGTCTTAATCCACGCGGCTAGTTGGTACTCCGTCCCGTCCACGTTTAACTTGCCTTTGTAGGCTGGAGCTTTCTCGTTGTCCGACTCGTTCTTAAACAACACACCACTATTCGTATTATCGTATTCCATTTACTTCTCCTATTTGGCTGCTAAATAAAGACCCACGTTGCCAAGGCTATAACCTAAGAAAGCCACGCCAAGACCCACCTTACCCTCTAGTAGCAACTGCACCGCTACAACAAGGTATACAACACCGATACCGGCTATTAACCACGCCGCCACTCAAGCCACCCCGCGAAGATAATAACGCCAAGCATACATAGCACGAAAAACGCCGCGTCCTGCGCGTAGAAGTGTGCAGATATAAGTCCGTCTCTCATTCGTCTTCCTCCGTGTTATTCAAAAGCTGAAACTTGATTACCTCTAAAACCCCGACTACCGAGGCTAGAGGGAGTGCCTCGTCAAACTTGCCCAGAACCCCAATAATCTCTTGGTAGAGGGCTTCTATCATCACCTGCTGGCTCAACCCCTCATCTCCTGCGCCAAGCTCTTAAATCCCCAATCCTCTGCCATCCTAGCGCACCGCAACATCTCCTCCTCGCGCACGATTTCCGCAAACCTCTGCAACTGGGTACGAGAGTCTTCGTGGAAGTTAAACAACAACTCCCCTTCTTTTAAGAACAATCCCGCCTCTACCGCCAAATCATCAATCGTCACACTCGGCCTCCACTTCTGCTAGAAACGCTTTAATCTTCTCTAACATCTCGTCTATCTCCTTTTGTTCCGGCTCGAACCGCACGATAAACAGCATCTTGCTTACCGGCAGTCGGGAGTCGAAACTCACAAAGTCGCACCATTTCCTACCCGTACAGGCAAGTTGGAGCATCATCTGGTTCTTGTACTTGGTCGGAACCTTGCCAGCCTTCCTGTATTGCAGGTGCGTAGCCGTGTTCGGGTTCTTTATCTCTACCAGACCATCATCCCCCACCAAGCCGTCAGGAGAGGCTCCTAGCCATTTTATAGTTGGGTGTGGGACGAACCCTACTTGGTCTACGAAAACCCCGCTATGGGCTTCGTAGGCAGCGCGTGCGACGGGTTCCTGCTCAACTCCACGAAGCATGGCCGCGTTGGGCGCAAACCCCGCTTGTGGGGTCTTGGTAAGTCTTTCTGCTACAAGCTGCCAAAGGTAGTTCTTACGGGTCTCGGTATCCTTGCCCGCCAAGGCATCGCTAACCCTACTCGCGGTGCAAAACCCCAACCTCGCCTGTAACCATTCCTCTGTGCCCTGGACTATTTCTTTGTAATCGGTCATACAGCCTCCTCTTGGCTATCATCAATTCCGCCTCTAACCTATCCGCGCTCATCCGTAATCTCTGGGCTACATTGTGGCTCAAGTTGTACGGGTACTGTATATACCTTGCCTTCAAAACCCTGCGGCTTATATCGGGTAAAACCCTAACCGCGTTCTCTACTTCCTGCCCGTCCAACATATCGGGTTCAATCCTTGGCTCCTCGCCCTCGAAGACATCCTCGGACTCGTAGTTACCTTCTGCCGAAGCGCATTGGGTACGGTGTTCAGGGCCAACATGACCCCACGCACAATAGAACGCCCAGTTTTTTAGTCTTTCTTCCGAAACCATAAGTCGTATAACTCCGGCCTATTTGCTTTAATCCAAGGTTGGGCAGATTGTATAAGTTCTTTGGCATTAAATCCACAGGTTTGAGAACCGACGTGGTGAACGTAAGCCCTGCTTATGGCGTGTTGGAAGCCCTTCTTCTGGATGTCCAAGCAGTTCACATCGTCCGAGTACCAGGTCAAGGGTGGGAAGTCCACAAACGCCTCTTTCGATATGTAACTACAAATTGGGGCTATAACATCGGTGATGTTAATAAGTTTCTCGGTCTCGTACCTGAACCACTCCATTTTTCCCTGACCAAGACGAATGTTCTGCAATCCTCGGGCATAATCAGACCTAGCGGCTACCCAGCCGAGGGGGATGCTTTTGTCTCGCAGAAACGCAACGTCCTCTCCAAGCAACTTCCAGGTGGTAGGGTTGAACACAATATCGTCGTTACATACCACCACCGAATCAAACTCCTGAAATGCCCGCCTGATTACGGCGTTATAGGCATCGCCAAAGTTAGTCGCGTCGTTGGGCATATTCACCGTCCTGTGGCGCGGGAAGATAATGTCGCTACCCGCTAGGAATACCGTCACATCCTGCGGGACGTAGAAGGTCACGGAGGCGGCTAGGACAGGAAGGCACTTCCCCTCAGTTGTTGCTATCGCTATTGCTTTCATTCAGTTCCTTG